CTAAATCTCTTCTGCGACTTTCTGATTGCTTACACAAGCCAAGTCCAAAATCGTCATCTAATCGCATGATTGCGCTGCCAAAATCAATCTTGAAAAGATGAGCAACAAAGCTGATAACATCGCCACCCATACCACAACCAAAGCAATAAAATGTATTGGTGTCGGTATAAATGCGTAAGCTAGGCGTTTTTTCGTTATGAAAAGGACAAGAAATAAATCCTTTTTTGGGTTTATATCCATACCTATCAATGATATTTTGAATTGTCACAAGCCGTTTTATTTTATCGACATTATTATTGTAGTAGTTCATCTACAACACCGCTTTCCAAGCGTTCTTTTAACTCATAATAAAGCGTTTTATATATTAATTGTCCTGTTAACCTTGGCGTACAAAACAAAATATGCGTTCCGTATCTAGCTTCCCACGCTTTTAAGCTGGCTACCAAAGCCATAGGATTTAACTGACTGCGGTAATTTCCTGCAAAAATATCTTCCCAACTGGTATTTTCTATTAGTAAATAAGGTTTTCCACCTGTGCTTTTTAATCTGTCAAATTCGCGCACAAATCTTTGGCGACCGCGTGTGAAATTGGAACATATTTCATCTGCACTCATTTTGCGTTCAATGACAACTTTATCTGCTAAAGAATAAATAGTTCCGTTTGGTAACGTACACTCGCAACTGTAATCACCTGAATCCAATTTTTGTCTTTTATGAGGACACTGCATTGATTTCAATCTTTTATGAAGCGCTGCCGTTTCCTGCTCCCTAGTGTCGTAAATAATTACCATATTTGATAAACAGTTCTGTATATCAATTGGGTGCATGTAAACACACCCCGTTTTTACGATTTAGTAATTGATTATGTATAATATAACGCTCTCTTAATACCGCCGCCTCGAATGGAGTATTTGCACTACCAGTATAAATACATCTTCCTCTTACTTTTACGCGTCCATACCAACTTTCGTGATTCGAATGCTTACAAACACCATAATAACCACTGCTTCCAACAGGTTTAGTTAAATGTACATTTTGAGTGTATTTATCAGCCCAACGACAATTGTTCGGCGAATAATCATCATGAGGATTTATTCTATCTATAGATAAGTTATCATCGTATCCGTTTTGTAATGACCAATTATAAAAAGACAAAAAACCGGTTTTAGAATCCAACCACTCACTGCAAACCTTTATTCCTTTTTTTCCGTAATATGGATAAGGAACGGAATTGGGATTATAACATCTCGCTTTCATTCCTATCCAAATTCTATATATTCTAGTTTGAGATAACCCTGTAAAATTCATTGATATAAATCATTCTCCTTTTATTTATCACAAATAAATCACTAAATTTTGATTAAAACGGCAAATCTTCATCATCAAGGAGTTGCACCGTTTCAGGCTGTGTACTTCCTGTAGGTTGCACTGTAGATTTATTTTGCAGCGGTTTATCTTTTGGAATTTCAAATTTATTTTCTCTAATAGTACTTACAGATACCGCTCTAAATGGCTGAGTTTTCCAACCACTTTTGTTGTTGTATTCCCATTCTTCACGTCTAAACAAGCAACCGAATAGTTTACCTTTCAATGTAGTTTCATCCCAATCCCAATGATAACCTTGGTTACTGTCCTCAACCGCTTCTGTGAACGCTTTGAAAACGCTTATTGTCCAATTATCCTTTTCTGTTCCATCTTCTTTTGGCAAGTATAGTTTTAGGACACCTCTCCATTTTTTATCTTCCGTATTTTGATTTTTATAATCATTTTTGTAATAGTCTTGATATTCACCCTCTGCAATATCTAAACTTACATCCAGTCTTGAAAAATCGCCGTTCCTTCCACTAAAAGTCACTTCTTTTGCATCCATAATTTTTGCGACATATCCACCTGCTGGTAATGCTACAAAATCTCCTGCTGCTTTTATATTTTCCCAGTTATTAAATTTTCTCATTTTTTATTCTCCTTGTTTAATATTATAAAATTCTCTTATTTTGGTATCTACAAATTTCAAGTCGTTATCAATCGTTATGCTATCAAATAGCCCCACAGGACTTTTAACGGTATCCATGCCATTCGTTTGCGTAGTAAACATATACTTTCCATCTTGAACGAGTGTTTTTAAAACAATAGTAAACATACCTTCTAACGTGATTTTTTCATCAAGCATTCTTCCAATTGTTTTAAACTTTTCATTTCCGTTATTATCACGCTCTATATGGCCTAAAAAATAAACGATTACATCACTGGGTAAATCTTTTATTACCATTTGCACCAAACTCCAGAAATTCAATGCAATATCGGTAAATTTTTGATACCCATTTGATTTGGCATTGCGCATAAATTCGTTAACCATTAAATACTGCGCATCATCTATTACAATGGATTTTGTTTTTGAACGCAAAATCACATTTGAAATTAAATTATAATCATCTGAATTAAAAGGTTTTAAATCCGTTTTAAAAGGAAGCGGTTTATATCCAACATTGATAATGCCAAGTTCTCCGTCTCTAAAATTTCGCATAGAAGTTGTTTTTCCGCTTCCCGATTCCCCTATTATGAGTACAGGGATTCCCATGAAATCACTCCTCTATCTTCAGCGGACACTGTTCCCCAACGCAGTTTAGCGGGTCAAGTATCCACTCACTTGTTAAACGGCAACTATATCTTTTGTAGTTTTCCTCATACTTTAAAAAGAGCCAGCACCAACGGCAAGCGATATCACCGTTAGGGAAATTTATTTCAACTTCCGTTTTTCCTTTTTTGTATGAGGATACGCCGTTATTCTTCATCTTCTCGTACCTCTATCCAGTCGCCGCTATAAAACCATTCAACCAACATTTTTTCAAATTCATTTGTCATTTTTTCGTCCGGTTCTGCCAGTGGTCTTTTATCATATCCCAGCTTTGACATGGCATAAGCCACAGCTTCCTCTTTATATACCAGCCCAACATCACGATTTTTGCATATCCCTTGATAGCCGATTAACGGCGGTTTTCTAAAAAGTGGATGGTCTTCATACCTCATATCCTGCACCCTCCAAAAACACTTTAATATCGAAAGGTTTTTCGTCGTCCCATCTGATGAATTGAAAATCATCTTCTCTGAAGCAAGGCAGGTCAATAAAACTTATCCAATCTCCATCGCACTCCCATGAGCTCTTGTTCCTATACGGTGGTAAATCATACGCACACAAAGTTAAATCCATATCCCTTGCTACATATCTCCACCCTAGAGTATATAATGCTTTTAAAATTTCTTTCTCTTTTTGAGGAATTGCACAGCACTTTGTAATCAAAGTTGGATTTGATAAAACTGTTACCAACTTTTCATTGCTGATAACATCGCTATTTTTTGTGAAAATTCCATAGCCTTTGTCTATGTAGTAAATGGTATCGCTCCCTGCAATTCTAAATTCGCATCCAGGATATAGTCCTACTAAAGCCAACGCTTCTAATATTTTTGATTTGCTCATTTGACATACCTTACCTTTCCTTGCTATAATAAATACGGTTTTTATTGCTATTGCCCTTAGTAGGAGTTGCCGCTCCTCTAGGGCTTTTTCTTTTTTTACTCAAAAGATGATGGACTACTGCCAGCAAAGCGATACCTGCGATACACACGGCTTGTCCTATAAAGAACCCTGCTGTATCAAGTCTGCCTTGCTCAAAACTCCCGACTACGCCAAGGGCTGATATAGTCAAAGCAAAAGTTAGTCCGATTGTCACCCAGTCAAATATTTTTCTCATTTAGTCATCTCCTATCACTACTTGTGGTAGCTTAAACTCTACGCCTATAAGCTTATATAAGGCACACAGTTCTTTAAGCGTCATATTAGAAGCATCTTTCATTCTCTGATTAACGGTACTCCTTGACATACCTAGCTTTATTCCTA